ATGAGAATTAAGAAAGACACCGCGCACGACCTCTACGCTACTATCTATGACAGTTGCGTTGAGGAAATCCAAGAGGTGGGTTCTGGAAACTGCGTAAATAGATTAGCAGAGATACTCTGCGAAGATTATGAAAACTGGCCGGATGAAAAATGTCAGAAGGTCGCACAACAATTCTTTGATGATAACTACGATCGCGCTCACGCGGAAGCACTAGAATCATTTGAGCCAAGCGCACGAGAAGAAGCGATGGCCGATATTCAAAGAGAAACTATGGCTGCTTTAGCTGTAAGGGGGTGCTAATGACTATTTCTGTAAGTGAGGTTTTAGAAGATGCTTTTGCGGAGTGGTTTGAAAGCGATAGCTTTGAGAGCCGTAGTGATTTTGAAGACGCCATCGATCGTTTTGTAGATAATATCACCGAAGAAGCGGCTAGTATCGGAAGGCGAATTACCAAAATGACGGCGGAAGAACTGGACGACTGGTGCGGCATCAGTATTAACGAAGATACGGAGGAAGACTATGAATAATGAAAATGCCAAAGACGACAATGAGATTCAAAACAAAAATACACCTGTTTTATCTAATGAAGATAAGCGCGACCTTACAATGTCGATCAGAACCACTAAAACCGATGTTATGGATCCGGTGGCGTACGAACAGATGAAAATGATTTCGCGAGATATGATGGAGAGTAAAAGCCTACCTGCTTCTTTTACAAACGTGTCTCAAGTCCAAATGGCCCTAATGGCCGGTCATGAGATGGGTATGACCACAATGGAATCTCTAAACGACTTGTATTTTGTTGGCGGAAAACTCCAGATTTACGGAAAGGCTACGCCGGCGGCATTGCGACGCGCGGGGTGGCGAATTCGTAAGTTCGAAGAGACGAAAGATTCCTGTACGGCTACGGTATTCAACCCAAAAACAGACGAAGAAATCACCGACACCTTCACATTTCAAGATGCCGAATTGTCTGGCTTTACAAAAGACAAATACGGCAACATTAAGCTGGGCTGGAAGGAAGGAGCTAATCGTAAGCGTAAGTTGCGCTATGGAGTGCTCAGCCAAATTATTCATACGTACCTACCGGAAGTATTAGGTAGCGTAACCGGAATAGGCGATTACAGCGAAGATTATATGGCTGCCGAGCAGCTAGATGGCCAATACAGGCAAGCGCGAGAGCAAGAAAAACGAGCCGAGAAACTGGAGCGCCTACAACATCTTGACGAGCCAGAAGAAGCGGAGGTCGTGAAATGATAATCCAAGAGTTCGATAAAGATAGTCCGGAGTGGCTAGAAGCGCGACAGGCAGTCATTACCGGAACGCGCGTAAAGAGTGTAAAACCGCTGCTGCGTAAAGGTAAAACTGGTAGTCAGCCTATGGAGTTTTGGAAAATCGTCGCAGAATACGTTAGCTATGGCGTAGAAGAAGAATCGCCAATGGTGCGAGGAACACACCTAGAAGCGGAAAATGCCGAGAAAACCATTGAAAAATACGGTCTCACGAACCCAATATACGACAGAGGCATGATCTGGAAGGACGACAATGGCTTGCTCGGCTGTAGTCCAGATGCCTGCGAGAATACCGAAGAGCCGGAGTGGTCTATTGAGTGTAAGAGCCTTAACACCGCCGAGCATCTGTATCTGATAATGGCCGACAAATTTGCTAAAGGGGAGTTACCGGATGAGTTTGAATCCTTGTTCCCGCCACGACTAGGCGAGTACCGCGGCATAGACAGCGTGGCCGAAGAGCATCAACACCAAGTGAAACAATCCTTTGTAGTAGATCCTAAGCTTCGCGTAGTTTATTACAGCCTGTACGACCCGCGCATTGTCTTAGACAATCTACAACATTACGTCATCGAAGTTAGACGTAGTGAAATGCTAGACGATATATCTAGCCAGAAACAGATGGTCGAGGAGCAGGCATACAAAGCCCGCGCGATAGCAAAGCTTCTTACCGCAATAAATGCGCAAGCAAAATAAATTACATCATATTTTAAGTAGGAGAAGATTCCAATGAAAGCACAAATTAGTATTGAAGGAATTGACAGCATTTTTGCTAACGATTTTCTTAAACTGGCCAATAAGCTTATGCAGGACTTAGCCGAAGGAGTTGTTATAGATAAAGAGAAAATGAAGATCGATATTAGCATTTCAAACGCAGAAAACGAGTAGTAGAGGTCATGGTGGCGCCATGAGAGGTTACGGAAAAATCTTTGGTAGCTACCGACTCATGGCCGTTCAGACCGTGCCACCATCTGAGCACCTCCCAATTAACTCTTATGACCAAAGTCTCTCAACGGACGTTTAGCTAAACGTGAAACTATGGTCTCTAGACGAGCGCAGTATAGAAGTTTCCGCTGCTCGCCTAGCAAGCGGCCAACACATCGCATAAGCGTTGGCTTCTTGCTAGGTCGCTCCAGAAAATCGCAGTTGATCTGGAGCGATCTTTAGGTATTAAAAAACAAGTGAGGTAAAAATGGGCGAGAAAAAAGTGAAGCTCCGTATGGGGATACACAACAAAGTTACCATTGACAGGTGGCAAGCGATGAAAGACGATCTTAAAGCTGGCCTGCCGGTATCAAAGATTGCCAAGCGACACTCTGTAAGCGAAGGTACTGTTCGCAAAGTGCGCAGGAGTAAAACGTATCACGAATACAGATTAAGAGAAGTAAATAGGCATAGCAACCCGGAAATCGTCACCGCAAGCTGCGGCGTAGCGTATGAAGACTTCGGCCGGAAGCCGTTATTTTTTTCTCCGAAAAAGGTTAAGCCTACCAATTTGGCATTAAGCAACCAGCTGGATCGCGAAGCTGAGAAAACGGCGCGTGCCGTCGGTCTGGTAATGCTGAGCATAGTAGGAATTATAACTTTAGCCCTCGTCATCGTATTTCTTACGGGCATTGCGAAAGGCGGAAAATGAAAATCCTAGAACGAATAGCTCTGGCCGTGTGCCTTATGAACGTTCTGGCGTTCGTAGGGATGTGGAACCTGATGCTGCTCTGGGGCGGCATAGCGATTATTCCACTTACAATGATAATCTATCGAAAGTTAAAGGAAAAATATGAAAACAAAATATAAAGTCGTGTTCAAAATGGCTGGCGGCACGATTATTAAGGTCAAAGAATTCGTCCAGCCGGCCGGAGTCATCTACTGCGCTACGCAGGATGCCCCAGACGATGCTAATGAAGTCCAGATCGAGAATCTTGAAACTGGCGGAATAGCTAGTTACGAACTTAATCATGGTCAAATCCCTCGCAAGAGTGTCGACGCTCTAAAAGCATTCGTAGGAGGCGTATGAGGGCAGACGAATTAGCGACTTTGCCTGCGAACTATATGTTTTGGGACAAAGATTTGTGTAAGTACGCCACTATTAAAGACGTCGAGCATTTCGTTTCGATCTCAGACAATACGTATGGGACGGATTACGAAATGCGCTTACAATGTTTCGGCCGATTCCGTCGGCTGGCATATACCGGCCTGAACGATAAAAACAAGCGGCCAATCTACGAAGGTCATATCGTAAAAGCAAGTTACAAGATTATGAGCCAAAAAATTGTGATTATTGGCGCAATCGGGTTCGAAAATGGCAGCTTTGTAATCGTTGATAAAAAGCGCAACGTTGCGATATTGTCGGCCTTTGATTCAGAGGAGCTAAAAATTATCGGAAACATCTTTGAGAATCCAGAACTACTGGACGTAGAGTATGGCCGGGCAAATTAGCAAAGAACAGATCGCGTGCGACATCTGCAATTTAAGAACCATCTATGATGTGTTCGACCGCCTTTCTCTAAAGGGCAAGGGCGTTTGTATAGAAAACTTAGTAAGAAAATTCGCAGAGGAGAAAATGGAATATAGGCTAGAAAAAGAACTCGATGAAAACCTAGGAAGCCCCGTCTATTATTTATGGGTAATGGGGGACTCAGGCAAATGGGAGCCGTTTAGTAGTTTTGACAGGCTTAAAACGATGGATAACGAGCGTGGTCCCATGTATCAGGTACGTTTTTACGACTTGACGAAAGCATGCGATTTTGTCGATATGCTAAAACAAAATATTGGCTGGTCTGAAAGAAATTTAAAAATTACAGAAAAGACCGATAGGCATCTTGCAATGACGACCTCAGATCTAGTAGAAGGCGATGAATGTTGGGTAATTGAAATGACCGCGTATGGTCCAGTTGCTAGCAAAGCATATTGGCATGAGCATCTTGAAGGACTGCGCTCGTTAGGTTTGATTCTCCTTACTAAGGAAGAAGCAGAAAGAGATATCTCTCGTCGACTAGCTAGAGAAGTTTTGCTAAATGATACGAAAGGATTTAAGCCAGATTGGAATAATCACAGTCAAGAGAAGACGCTCGTCTACTATGATTCTGACGATAAAACACTAAAAATTGTGCAGTGGTCAGTAAACGCTTTTGGTGGCATTTATTTCGCTAACGAAGAAGATGCCGAAGCCTCCATCAAGACCCACGAAAAAGAGTGGAAGGTGTATTTAGGAGTAATGAGCAAATAAAATGGCTAACAATCAAGTATATTACACGAGCGGCGGAGGTGATGAGCAATACACGCCAGCGAAAACGGTAGAACTTCTACTGCCGCACATACAACACCTAAAAAATAAAACAATTTGGTGCCCTTTCGATCGCGAAGATAGCCAATTCGTTCAAGTCTTGCGAAAAAATGGGTTCAAAGTTACATATTCGCATATCGACTACGGGCAAGATTTCTTTGCGTACGAGCCAGAAGCGTGGGATGTGATTATTTCAAATCCACCATACACGAACAAACGCCGTTACTGGGAAAGGTGCCTAGCGCTAGACAAACCCTTCGCGCTATTATTACCAGTCAATATATTAAGCGACTCGGTGATCAATGTGTCACTAAGAGAGAGAGAGAGAGACGGCTGCGTACCGCAGCTTCAGCTGCTCATCCCATCCCGAAGAACACGTTTTTACAACGCAAAAACTGGAGAAATCGGCAAAAGCCCAACTTTCAAAGCAGCATATTTTGCTATTGGGGTATTCAAACAACAGATTATTCTCGCAGATTTAGAGAAATAGGAGAGAGGTAAAAATATGAAAGAAATCAAACTCACACGAAAAAAGACCGGAGAGGTTTACGCGTTCTTTTCTAGCCACGAAGAGCATATCGTTTTGAAAGACGCAGAAGGTCGGCAACACCATATGCGTATTGACGAACTAGCTCGCGACTTCGATTGTTCGGAGGAAGAGAAATGAGCGGGGGCATTTTAATTACTTCCACGACAAGATCACGCAAGACATCTTTGACTGGAATATAGACGCTGACTACAACCTTGGAGCCGAAGAACAGAAGAAAGGTGCCGTGGTGGCACGCGCTATGAACCCATTAAATGATGTGGAATTATCAGAAATGTTGTACGATTTAGCGTGCGTGTTGAAGGCTCACGATTGGTGGAGGAGTGGTGATTGCGGTGTGGAGTGCTATAACAAGGCTAAACGATACTTCAAAGAAAAATGGTTTGGCAAAACACAAAAGCAACGCATAGAAGCACAAGTTAATAAAGCAGTTGAGCAGTTCAGGCAAGATGTAGGTGAAATGTTTGAGAATGAGGAATAAGGATGAGCAAATACGGATTTTTATCAGATGATGGCAGGATCTTTTTAACGCGCTGCCCAAAGTGCGAAAAGGAAAATTGGGCGATGGCTGTGGCCTCTGGACAATGCTGTTGGTGTGGCCATAAGGCAGAGAGGAACGAGTTGGATGAGCAGTGAAACACCAGCATACATAACCGCCATCCACAAAACTCGCCGCAAAGGCACTCGCCTAAAATGGCGAGACGCTATGTGGTATAAAAATTATTTTCCGGATGGAACACATGGCGTAAGGTTTATGGGCACCGTTGCCATTTTAAGAGGCGATAAATACGAGATTTTGCGGAAAGGACAGGAAGAATAATGAAGAAGATCGAGTTGACCTATTACGGCATGGTTATATCTAAGAAAAATACAAAGCGGATCATCAGAAACGCAAAAACCGGAAAACCTATGATGATTTCCAATAAGGCAGCATTGGCAAACGAACACGACATGATTAACCAGTTCAGCGTTCAAACGCTCGCACAAGATAAACCGATAGGAAAATGCAAGATTTCGATCGTAATTTACGAGCCAAACCTGCAACGCAGAGACCTAGACAATCAAGCCACTTCAATACTTGATGCTTTGACTAGATCAGAAGTAATCAAGGATGACTCCATAAAATGCGTCAAGGAGCTAAACGTCCGGTTAGGCGGTATAGATAGAGAAAACCCTAAAGCAATAATAACTATAACGGAGGAAAAAGGATGACAAACAAAAAGCCTTCCAAACGCGGCCCACGCAAGCAGAACCCCAAGTCAAAGGCGAATCTGGTGTCGCTCGCTAAGCGGCCGCCGAAAGAGCGAAAGAAGATCGCTAGCAAAGGCGGTCGAATATCGGCTAAAAAGTACAAAGACGAGCTGAAACTCCAGCGAATTGCCCAAATGTTACTACAATCGAAGCTTCCAGAAGGTGAGCTGAAAAACCGGCTCATTGACGCCGGTATTAGCGCAGAAAACGCTACGCACGGCGCCGGGATGCTGATGAAGCTCACCGACAAGGTTTTAGAGAACGGCGACGTCCGTGCCTTTGAAGCGATTCGAGATACGGCCGGAGAAAAACCGACCGTCGACATCACAAGCGGCGGCGAACCTATTACCGGCATAGATATTGCCTTCGTAAAATTCGATGCGGAGAAGAAAGATGGACGGTCAGAGAGCTAGTTTAGAAATACCAGAGCCTTTCAAAGAGCTATTCCAGCCATCTAAGGACTGGCGGCATATTATTTACTATGGCGGCCGGTCTAGCGGAAAATCGACTCAAGTGGGTCTATCGCTGCTTATTGAAGCGGCGAACAAAACAATGCGCATCCTGTGCGTCCGCGAAGTTCAAAAGTCAATCGAGAAATCCGTTCATAAACTACTCTCCGACTTAATCCACAAGCATGCCTTTCTCCAGCAAAGCTGGGTGGTTACGAAAGAGTCCATCCGCAATAAGATTACAGGTAGCGAGTTCATGTTCGAGGGTATGTATAACAACGAAGACAACATCCGCTCCTACGAAGGTGTCGATGTTTGCTGGGTCGAAGAAGCCGAATCGGTATCAGCCAGCTCCATTGACGTTCTAATTCCGACAATTCGCAAAAGCGGAAGCCGTATTATCTGGACTTTCAACCGACTTACCGAACATGATCCGGTCTGGGACAGGCTTGTTGCTCATCCGAGCGACCGCACCTACGTCCGTAAGGTAAATAGCGAAGAAATCGAGGATTTACTAAGCGACGAAGTGAAGTTTGAGCGCGCCGAAATGCTTAAAAATAATCCAGAGATGTATGCGCACGTCTGGCTAGGCGAGCCACTCACTTCTAAGACCGGCTCTGTATTTGGTAAACAGCTCAGCCAAGCCGCTATCGAAGGACGCATCTGTTCCGTACCTTATGACGCAGGCACCGGAGTTTATACGGCGTGGGATCTCGGCGTCGGAGATTCAACGGCAATTTGGTTCTTCCAGCGGGTTATGAAGGAGATTCGGTTTATTGACTATTACGAGAATAGCGGTGAGGATCTAGCCCATTATATCGCCGTTATTCGTCAAAAAGGCTATAATTACGCGACACACTATCTACCTCACGATGCCCGACAACGCGAATTACAAACTGGCCTATCACGCGTGGAGTTCTTCGCTCAAAACGACATCCGCAACGTTGAAGTGTTGCGCCCTACGAACTTCCAAATTGGTAATGACGATATTAACCTTATCGCGCGGCCAAAGCTTTCTCGCTGCTGGTTCGATGCCGAAAAATGTGCGCGTGGTCTGGAGTGCGCTCGGGCTTATCATTATGAGTTCGATGAGAAAAATAACCTATTAAAGTCGAAGCCAGAGCATGACTGGTCATCGCACGCATCATCAGCCCTTATTTATGCCCTAATTGCCGAATCACAAGCTGAGGCACGCGCCAATACGCCAGTTATTAAGGTAAAAAAGCCAATAAATAGTAGTATTAACAAGATTCTATATTAGGAGAAACAATGAGCAAAATCGAATATGGAAAAATCAAAACCACAAAAGTCGAGGGCGGTCTTACAACCCACACCGAGACTAATATAGTTGACGGATCTGCGATCGCGCCAAAAAGAGTACGCTACGAAGAACGTGTTCGCGTTCGCAACGCAAAAGAGGAGCAGGAAGAATATCTGAGGTTTAGCGATTTCGTACACGCAAGCCCAGACATCGACCTGCTTACGCCAGAGTTTAGAATCGAATACTCAAAACTTGGCCAGAAAGGGGGCTATTATTACGTTGTAAAGTGTTGGTCTCGTCTCGAATACGACTAGAAAATCCGTCGCGCCTTCCCCTGCTCGTCTCGCCCATACATCTTTATTAAAACCCTAGCTTTGCCGTGCTCGTCGCGGCAATAGCTTTTACTGATAAACTTGGCCTTTCCGCCGACATTTCCATAAAACCCACCGATAGACGATAACTTAATGGTCTTAGAATTACCATACAAACCAGAACCGGAGTAGTACAGCCGAACTTCAATAGTAAGTTCTTCGCGCGTATCTACACCGCTGATATTGAACGAACCGGCATTAGCTCCAGCAGGGAGAGACCCACCCTTCGCCCACGCCGAGTAGCTTCCGTCTCCAACCTTGGTCCGGTAATATATGTCCTGAGCAACGCTGGCCGTAGAAGCGGAATACCCACAAGAAACAGATATTGAATCGCGGTTTGTATTGGCACTAATTTGCGTAATTGTAGGTGGAGGTGTCCAAACGCCAGAGCTAAGGGCATAATTGTCTCTCATGCCGTTAGAAGCGTAAATATACGCTTTATATTTTGCGTTGGCTTGAATTGTAATACCACCGCCGATTGGTGACGTGGAGTTGTTTATCGTCGCGCTTTGCGTAGAAGTTGTTGCCGATACCGAAATCTCACGTCGTCCGCCGGAAACACTGGATGCTGACCCGGCAACAACACCAAGCACAAGGGATCTGGATCCAGAACCATTACCAAAACTTGATACCCTACCAGTGACCGATATCGCGCTCGTAGATGACGCCGAGCCGGAAATACTAGAGATTGACGGAGAAGTATAAGTTGGCGTTGGAGGATCGGTATTACCGCCACCGCTCCCACTACCACTACTAAAAGCCGCACAGTTGATTGAGCCAGAAGCAGACCCGTTGAAATACTGCGTTCCGCTTACAGATTCGCTAAAATAAACCGTCTTCGCTGATGTATGGCTAACATTTACCGTTAGCTCCCCTTGATCTTGCCAAACATTTTGTTTCCCACCGTTTACACGCAAGGAGGTAAAAGTCTTTGATTCACCGTTAATTGTGATTCTTGCGCTAGTTGCGCCTCCATACTGATACGTATCACCAGTCCATGCGTTGGTTCGGCGCGCTTGTAGTTTACCGGTCAGCCTTGAGACGCCACTCGTGCTGCGATCCTCGGTTACTACAAGCCGGACTTCAATATAAGTACTACCTTTATGCGAACACTCAGCCATTACTTGTACACCCCATACAGCATTACTCCATTTGGCATATCAGCCCCTTCCGAAAGATCTTTATCAGAGAACATCATTGTTTTGTTGTCCAACTTTCCAGCGGTTACGGCGTTATCTGCTAGGGCTTCACTCGTTACTACGCCGGGCTTAAGTGTCCCATCTTGGCTAAATACCATCAGGAATAGACTTATCAAATCTGCCCACATGCCAATCGTGAGATTCATCTCAATTTGATCATCGACTAGGTGGCCACTATCAACGGCGCCGGCTTGCCACTCTAGGTTAATAATCGAATCCTGCGAAACTATGCCTTTCCAGTCGCTCTGCGATTCGTAGTTAATAGAACCATCGGCATTTAACCGATATGATGAAAAATGTACCGGTGTGTCGGTCGGCCATCCAGCCAAATTATCGCAGCGTAATGTTTTTTCGCCAACAGACCGTGCCTGAACCACCTTCGCAACGTTCGGGTAGATTCCGCTTCCGTCGCTTGCTTTACATAATTTATCTGTGATTGACGCCATTTCTTCTCTCCTTTTTAACTTAAATCTTTAATTCCGATACCGACATATTCAGCAACAACGCTCGAAATAGCGTAGTCGACGCCACTTGTCGTTGAAGATATGCGATATTCGAACCATTGTACGTCTTCGTCCACTTCAACAATTACGTCTACGGTGTCTCTGTCGTCATCGACGTTATGTCGCGTCCCGACCAGCTTACTAAATCCATGCGGTTTATTCCAACCGCGGTTGAGGTCGCTAAAACCAACCGGTATACTGTTTGTGGTAATCGTAACCGACTCTCGCCACGTCATTTTCCCATCTTCCGTATAACCGCTGACGTCGAAGTTAATGGTTCCGCGCGGTCTCAACAAAGTAAACACGACTTGAATCAGCCTCGCCCAATCTCGGCCATCTTTTGACCACTCGATTTGGCCGCTTTTTGCCTCAGTCATAAAAGGCACACGATCATCGCGCGTCGCGAAGTTGCGACTCATTTGATAGATTTTATTATTCGACAGGATGAGAAAATGCGTTTCGCCAGAATTATCGTTGTAAAGCCACATCCAGTCGACGCTGAGATGCCAAGCAAGAATCCACGCGCCCTTATGCTCCAAATCTAACACCCACACTTGGCTGTTTTTGTCCGCGCTGACTGGTAATGCCCAGTAAACTCTACCTTCATATGCCAGACCAACCGCTTTGTCCATACTCTTTGTGTTGAGAAGTGCAACTTGATCTTTAATTGTGGCGGTAATTTGAGTCGTTGATAGGACGTTTTGAAGCTGCGGAATTGTTCCAGTCGTCTTAAAACCGTCCCGTGACGGGTAATACAGCGAGTTATTATGAATTACAACGCCATCAGGACTGTCCGTGCCGTCCGTACCGCTATCTTCCATAACCTCCCACGCAACTATCGTCTCCGATCCGTACGTGAGTTGATTATGAATCAGGTGATACCTTTTCCCGCTACCGTTTGATCCTTGCGTCAAGACCACGACCGTGCTATCACCACTACCCTTACGGAATGGCATCACGGCAATCGGCACTTCCTTTGTACCGCTTGCGACCGGCGTAAAGCCACCGCCATTGGCAGGTGAAAAATCTAGTTCGTGATCGTAATCGCCGCCGTGCCGTACGTAATAAGGGTTCTCTGTGTCGCCAACTAGCCATACACGGCCGTTTACGACCGTTCCACGCCTTGCTTTCGGCCCAGACGTCGAATTATAGCTCGGCAACGATCCGCGGCTCAAAATCTGAGCTTTGGTGCCGTCGTCCGTAAAGCTCGTGATCGTTGGATCAAGTCCAGAAGCTATCATGTAAAGCTCCGGTTGACCAGTTCCGTCTGCCGAGACACCCATATACACATTGTAGCCGGTAGCTCCCTCAACCGCTTCCCACGAGATCGTGATTTTCTGCTCATCACTCCATAAATCACGCTGCGTAGATATGCTTTGTGCCGCGACCGGAGAGCCAGCAGTCTCCCCAACGGTTGAGTTCGCCGTAATCGCATAATAAACCTTGAAATCTGACCCAGACAAGTTATTAAGCGTACATAGTGGCGCTTTTTGCGGGTCTTTAAGGCTCTTGAAGCTGGTAATTTTCCATGTCGTCGTGTCAATAAAGCTCAATGCTTCGCCATTCAGGATTAGAACTTTGCCGCGCACCTGAAGGAAGTGCGCCGGAGATGCCGCGTCATAATCTCTGCCTTCTATCTTAGTCCAATTCGCACTCTCTCCAGTCGCATAGTACACATTGGCGGTGCCGTCTTTCACCATCATTGCCACCATATAGAATCTCGGCGTCATCCCATCCATCACCTTACACTCGAAAATCTCCCCCAATACCTTACCGACTGGCTGGGGGCCATATTCTACGAGTGCAGGCCTTGGCCGAATCACGCCGTTTTGTTCAAGCACCATATTCGAGGTTGAGACCAGTGAATTATCTACAACGCGTCTCGCATCGTAGTCGGTAACCGTTCCAGTGCTCCAGTCCAGTATGGCTTTCCGCTCAATAGCGGGAGCTTTCGTGGCTTTAGGTGGATTTATCATTAGCTAAGGCCTCCCGGGTTTCGCCACGAACCACGCACCCTCCGAACTTGGCCGCTGCGATTACGCCGAATCATATTTGTCATGAGATTATTGGCTTCCGCTATTAGATTACCATGCTGGTTTTGTTTCACAATATCGTTGCGAATATACTCTGCCGCGCAGATTGTAACTAGCCAATACGGATCATCTACAACAATATCGTCATCTTTGCCGGTGAGTTCTTCTATACCTAAATAGACCGGAGCGTATAATGTCCCACCATACTCAGGACTTTGTTCGTCAAACGTTTGATTAAAAATAAGACTGTTGCCGATCACGGCACAATAATTGCCGACGGCGTGATTCTGCAAGTCGTCATAGTCAACAAGATTATACTTGATCTTGCGTCCGTCCTCAGTACCAATATAGACGTCATCACCTCTTGCCGTCGAGATTTCGTCAATCGTTTCGTCAAGCTCATAGGTGTCCGTGTCTGAAATTGTGCCAAGTTCATAGGCTCGATCGTACCGAGAGTTCCATTTTTGCCCCGGCTCGTTCAGCCAAGCATTTTGATAATAGTTCGCGATGCCAAGAATCTTCTTCCACTTCGCATTGTCCGGCGATAAAACGGTAGCCTTGCCCGTGGCCTTCAGCATCACCGCGTTACATAGTTCTTGAAAAGTCATAGCTACCTCAACGCACGCTCCACGCTCTTTTAGGTAGCTCTGCTTATTCTTATTATATCACAATATGACCGAGATTAGTTATCAAACTCGCGCGGAGATTGGATTGTCGTGTCAAGATCAACGTACTTGCCACCCATTACGTCTCTAAAATACTCGCATTGTTGTTTCGTGAGATAATCTCCGTCGGTGTTCTGTGTATTAGCACAGTTAGCCCACTGTTGGTCTCGCAACTGATCTTGCGCATGATTCGTCACCGACGATACCATCCAAATTGGTAATGCCAATAGCCCAATGCCAAGAGGAATAGCAATTAGGCCTTCGACACCTTCACTTAACCACTTAGGTAGCTTACGGCTCTGGCCATCTGCTTTCTCCTTAGTTTTACGTTCCTCGTAGGCATCGTAAATATACTTTACTACCACAAATTCGAGCGCCCATACCGCAACGATTATGATCATATACAAGAAATCCATTCTGCTCCTTTTTAATTATAGGCAGCAGGTACAAAATACGGTGCTGCAGATTGTTCAAATCTATACCAAATCAACAATTGCCAATTTGTTGCAGCACTGTATCAGGCTGGCAATTATTGAAATAATATAGATTTGAACACTTCTATTATACCATACCTGTTAGTAAAATCAAATGCCCCAGTCAATATGACTAGGGCATTTTCATTGGCCAAGTATAACTACTTACCAGCTCCGGTAGTCTCACTAGCCTTGAGGATAGCGACAGCCTTATTAGTGCCGTTAGCGTCAATGACCCAAGCACCCGGGCGGAACAAGCCACGAAGCAATGGACCGTCGCAGCCTGCAGTAACTGCATCCTTACCAGTAAGGACGTAGGTTTGATAGAGCTTGCGGCAAGTCTTCATTACGCGTTTATCCCAGATGACGGCCTTAACAGTAGGAGCAGCCGTAAATGTTGCTTGAGCATACGGTGCGGTACCGGTAAGAGTCATCGTTACAAACAACTCGTCTGGAACCACTACCACGTCAATCCCGCGATATTTGCCGACAACGCCAGTTTCAACCATCTTGTCGTTTTTAACCGGATTAAACTGGTCGGCGATTGCGTCCATAAGCTCCGTTTCATTAGAAGCTGGAACAAACAATGCTTGAGTTTTGGAATAGCTATGCGCATTTTTGAGTGTAGCGATCATCGAATCGACGCCGGCCTTAATTTTGCCTTCCGTATAGGCCACAACGTTTTTACCGCCGTAGGTAGTGGCCGCTTTAATAGCGGTAGCAATGTTGAGCTTGTCGATGAACGGAGAATACTGCTCACGAATACCGGTGGCAAGAACCTGCCCGGCTTCCTTGAGTGCGCCCGCGGTATCGTTAAGATCGACATTGGGGATGTTTTTGTTGATTTCGTAGAATAGTTCTACATCCTTGCGAGTAACATCCGATTTGACGGCACTAGGGCTACCAAAGGCTGAGCTTGTATGACCCCCAAGGAAGTCAGATGTATCGACGGTACGAAAGTAAACGCTAGCGACTCCGCCGTCTTCCTTAAAGGCCGCTTCTTTTGAAACATAAGCAGCTGTCAAAGACCTTTCGCTAAAGATTTGGTCAAGTTTTTTTGCGTATTTAGTGGCGTAATCAGTATTACGATTATCTGATGTTGTCGCCGGTGTTTCGGTTGCCATAATTGTTATCCTTTCTAATTATAGTTTTAATAGTCTTGAGCACTTAATCCCATAAGCATTGGGTCGTCATCGGAGCTATTCTGGCTGCGGCCGCTACCAACAGTATCAACGGTGCCCATCATCTTCTGAGCGGCTTCTCGTCCAGCAATCTCGCCCTGCTTCTTCGCAGACTCTGTCGCTTTTGCCAATAGGGAGTAGAACTTGTAAATTGGGATCTTACAGCCAATTTGCATCCCAGTCTGTGGATCCGTCTCAATCGCCTCAGATAAAATCTCAAAGGCGCCATCAGCCACATCGCCGTTATATTTTTCAGACTTAGGGTCAAACATAGGAAAGTCCCTAATAACATTATCCACTTCTTGAGACATTTCAAGACGAGACTCGGCAATCTGGTTTGCGACGGCTTCGCGCTGCCGCTCTTGTTCAAGCTGATCTAGGCGGTTCTTTGTAATTTCCGCCTGCGCCTCGGCCCGAGTATAGTAATCGCCAGTTTCCGGGTTTATGGTGTTAATCAGCTCATCTTCCGTTTTTGCTTGGCTGTTTGGCTGCATCCCATACTTCTCCCTGATGAGCCTGCTCGTCTCCTCACGGATAGCATTCCGCCGTGCCACTAACTCACGAATTTCACTATTAAGTTGCTCTTTGCGCTGAACAGCGCCCTTTGCGGTTTGGCCATTATCTGAGCCCTGCTGACCCCCATCTTCCGAAGCTTCTTTGTTGGCCGCTTCATCCGAGTTTTCTGACTTCGTATTCTCACTAGCCGAAGTAGGTTGGTCTTCTTCTAGCGAATCACTACTACCATCAAGAGCCTGCTCGAACCCATCATCTGGTTGCTCCGCTTGCGTCCCTTGGTTCTTGCCGGTTGTCGCTCCCGGTTCTACGGCGTCCGCATTTTCCGCTGGATTATTTTTTACGACATCATCGTCCATAACATCTCCTTATGCTTTTACGTCAAATAAAGGTGACGAATCCTTTGGGCGAGATTAGCCCTGTTCTATATCGTAAAGGGTGGGCTTCTACGATATAGAACACAGCCAACCTCGATTACTTCTTGCTGTGTGCTTTGATTATTACCTCAAGCCTTTTTATCTCCTGTGTTAGTACGGCTGCGACCATTTTATTAACCGTAACCTGTCGCATAAAGTTCTCCGAATCCTTGGTCTCTGTAATAGAGTCAATATCATGAAAGAACTCAATCCGTCTTTGCAGATGCTTTACCGTTTCGGCAATTAAGGGTTTTTCTGCCAGATATTTTTCAGTCTCCTGTTCTCGGCGCTTCTTCTGCTCGTTTGGCTCACCAATAAGCCGCTGAGAAGTCGTCGGGTACACAACACTATCGTCCATTTCCTAAAATCCTTTCCGCTTGACTAAGCGCTTCGCTCGGATCTTTCCTTTCATTCACAATACTGTTTATAGTCCAATTTACGAGATCTTCCGGCCAGCCCCGTTGAAGCAGTAGTTGAGCTACTACTTGGGGGTCTGTCATATCTGGAGCCGTATTGCCGTCGCCCAGCGTTTTGAGGTCAATCTTCAGCTTTTCCGGCTCAAGCACACCAGAGTTACTGACTATGCTGTTGTATAATAGAATGATTTTTTCTTGCGGAATAAGCTGGGTAACGGCTGGGGACGAGATGAAATCTAAAATAAGTTGTAGTGATTCCAGCTGCTCAGCCTGTCCGTTCAATTTGGACGTACTAGCATCTACCCGAAAATGTAGAGTTTTTACCGCTTCGCTGTAGTCGATGGACACCTTGTTATCTTCGGTTACATAATTTTCGTCTAGCTCGCCACGTTTTACTAGCTCACGTAAGCGGTCAGCAGTCTTCTGATCGAGCTGTAATTCTTCTTTACCTTCACGCTCCGCAAAATAGACGTTAATGGCAGTTTCAGCCCAGTCTTCAAAGAACGACTCAAAGTTTTTACGCAGATAGTTATCGTCGGCATCCAAAATCTGTTTTTGTTGCTTAAGTGCCGTTGGCGTTTTACCAAAGCCCGGATTCCCGACATCCGCGCTCACCGATGTATCGCCACCCGAATTGAATAGGTTAAGCAGCTGAGTTTTGTTTAGCGAGTAAATAGATGCGTAGTCGCGAATTGCCGTCGTAGTGACTTCTAGCGGTTCTAAGTTCGCATTTGGATCGCTAGACAGGTCGATGAAGGCGTTTGGTTCGTAAACCGCTTGACTGGTATCAACGTTGCCGCGAACTTTAATCGGCGGAGCAAGCTCCAACGCGCGATTAAACATATAAGCACGCATATTGGCGTCGATCATATTCTGAAGGCCGCCAATTAAGCTCATAATAGACCGGCCAAATGGGTTACTATTATCTACATCAGCATAGAAATAGTTGACAGGCGGCAAACCACGCGGATCGCGATTCACCTTCTGCCGCACGATTTTTCTCGTGCTTGGATTCCCCATAAGGAAGATCGCGCCTTTGCCTTTTTGGAATCCAGTTACAATCTCAATACCTTCGGACGACACGCCTGCGCGTTGTTCGGATTCGGTCGTACCTTCTTGATCCTTGGTAGTAATCTGCTTTTTCAGCTCTTTAAGAGCCGGAATATCCCAAGAAGAAGTGTATTTCGATCCAGCTTTCTTAGCCTTTTCTTGTAGATTACGCTCCTTCTCAATAATCTGATCGATAGTTTCTGGCTGCCACCAACTTCTAATGAAGAAGTAGTCACAATCGTAAAAGCTTGTCTTGCCGGGCTGGAAGAAAATATCGCCATAGTAGATCAGCTTCGCATCTGCGGTAAACTCACTGCCGTTCCATACGAAAGGCGTATAGACAGCTTGGCCGCCAAAAGTTAGCCCATTTTCGATAGTTGACCAGAACTTCTGAATCAAATCGTGACCACCCTTTGCGTCTGGCAAGATTTTATGAAGAAGAATAAACTCGGCCACGATAGCCATCGGATCATCTTCGTCATCGCTCGTCACGACACCGGTTGGTAGTTGCTGAATTACGCGTTTCGGTGCCTTACGAACTAATGCGGCAGCCGTGCCATCAGAAACACGAGCATACTGCTCTGGCACGTTGCTAGGAGCTTCGTTGCGCGCAATGCGGTCATATTCTTCAAAGTCTTTCGACCAATTTTTAGACCACTCCTTTGCGACTTCGTACTTACTCCACAGATTGTCTTTCGTAAGAAAAGGGTTCATCCAATAGTTTCTCGTGGCCCTCGTGCTTTTTTGGATGAACCATCTGCTTATATTATATCACAAGCCTAATGAAAAAGTAAAATAATCATTAAAGCTTACCTCGTGCCTTCAATTTTTCCATCTTGCTATGTATGTATGAGTTGCCACCGTGGTCGTTGTAGAAGTCGTAGTTTTCCCAGAATCGCTCCAATTCTTCTTCGTCAACAGGCTCACCGCGTTCGATCCGAGCAAGGAACTCGACAAGGAAATCCTTGATCCTGCCCATTTCGCTCTCATCATGCTTAGCCTCAAGAAGATCAACTTTCCGGTTAATCTCGTCGATCTTCTTGTTCGTTGGCTCAAGCGCCTTGTTCAGCGTTCGCTGAAAGGCAAAAGTTAGGAACTTACAGACCGTCGCTATCGCTCCGCCAATACCGACAGCCCACAATAACCACTCGCCAATTTGACCGATAGTAACCCCATCCATTATCTAGCCCCCGATGTTCTGAACCAATGTAACCGCTCCAGACGCCGCAAAGCCTGCCACAATACCAATCACAATACTTAACCCGATAAATGGTGCGATAATACCACCAGCAACACCGGCGACGGCTATTACGATCGCTTTACGCCACTCTTTATCGTAGAGTGCTTTCGCAAGCTCGACGAAACCGATTACGAAACCTGTTAGCAACAACGCCGTTACAGGCTCAATCCCTAAAATACTCAAATCCATATTTTTCTCCTTTCTGGACTTATTTACCAAGCTTCTTATTTACGATAGACTGGACGGCATTGTAGTTGTAACCGGCCCTAAATAGCCGGTCCTTACGATCTTGGCCGTTACCCCATTTACCGGTAATGACTTCCGCTGCGATCTGCTCGTTGGTTTTTACGGTTGGAGTCGTATTCTTGCCGAATCGAGCATTAACAATGCGTTGAACGGCAGTATAATCGTAACCAGCCTCGGTAAGACGCGTTTTTCGGTCTTGATTATTACCCCATTTGCCAGCGATGACTTCATTAGCAATGGTCTCATTGCTTTTCTTCGCAGGAATCGCAGGCTTACCAAATCGGGCATTTACAACGCCTTGAATAGCATTGTAATCATACCCAGCATTACGAAGTCGTTCGATACGTTCAGCGCCGTTACCCCACCTGCCCAAAATCACCTCATCAGCTATCTGTTCGTTGGTTTTCTTACCAAGCGCCTGTGCCAATTTGTTACTTGCTGGCTCATCCGGCTGTAAGGTAATATCGCTCTTACCAAGCTCAGTCTTAACCATATCTAGGAATCTGTTCCAACCGGTATCGAGAGTACGATGAGGGCAGTATTTGCCACTATAATCTTGATGTTTAGTGACTTTATCGACTCCCCAGCCACGCTCTTTGAGAAGCTGAGCCACAAACCTTGCGGCGTTTTTCTCAGCTTGGACGAATCTCTCCCCACCGGATTTTGAATAACAAACCTCAACCGCGATCGTCTTGCGATTACCGCGTCCGTAGGCTCCGTCGCCGGCATGAAACGCATTACGATCAAGCGGCAGTCCTTGGCGGACTTCTCTATCATCGACCGCAAAATGAAACGAAACCAGCTTCGTATTGCGGTTCATATAAGTAATCTCGTTTTCAGCCGAAGCGTCATTGGCCGTATTGTGGACGGTAATAGCTTCCGCCGTCATAGGGTAAGGACACTTATTGTACCGGTTTGATTCCGGACATATTTGTTGTGTTGGCGTAATCATTTAGCTACCTCAACGCACGCTCCATGCTCTTTTAGGTAGCTCTGCTTACGTTTATTGTATCACAAAAGTAGGTCTTTGTGAAACTTATCCATCCGCCGAGTCATTTCGCTAGAACTACCCTTCATCGCGTGTGCGCGCCAACACTGGTAACACTCCTCGTATTTCGCCTTCGTCATCCGGCCGTTCTTCACTAAGCGAGCCATTTTTCGTAATCTCTGCCGTTCTTCTTTGACTGTCTGCGGATTAACGAACATCAGAACCTTACCAGTTTTTGTCAGCCGGTAAATAAAGCCGAGAAACTTAAACTCTTGCGACACCGGTATTATTTTTGTTTTCTTTGGGTGTAAAGTCATCCCAAGCGTTGCCAATTCGTCGGCTATTCTTCGCCGGCACTCCTCAAGGTAAGCTTTGTCATCGTGTATTAACAAAAAATCATCCATATACCGCACGTAATGCTTGATATGGAGCTTTTCTTTAATATAGTGATCCAAGCCATTTAGCGCCGCTATGCCGACAAGCTGGAGGAGCTGACTGCCCGGGAAGTACCCACCTTCGTTACCATACTGCGTTCTCAATATGGTAACGACTTCATCGGCAATCTCTTTGGGGAAGTTCGTCGTAAAGACGTTTTCAGCAACTTCGCTTTTCATATTCGGGTAATAACCGGCAACGTCGCACTCTAAAATATAACCGCTCAACTTATTCTGTCTGTAAAATCTTTGCAGATGGCATTTCATCCGATTCCGGCAAAAATCGGTGCCTTTTTTCTTCTGACAGGCCGCGTTATCGTAAATGAAGTGCTTCGTCAATCCGGGGTAGAGTATATTATCGTTCAGACTTCGCTGATACACGCGATCACGAAAAGAAATGCTCATTGCCGCTCGCTTTTTTGGCCGGTAAATCATAAAATGCCTCCCCGGACGGCATTTATACGTACCATCGTGTAGGGAGTCTGACAGCTTTCGGATCTCCGATAATTCGTTCAAAACAAAGCTCGCCACCGAGTCTTTCCAAATCACGCCATTTTTACACTTCTGGGCGCTTCTATACAGAGCTTCAAACGAGATCGCATCTTCCATAAATAATTTCAAGGGAGTGCGTGGCGTTTATAGTGGTGCTTGGTTCACCAAACCACATCGCCACGCCATTGTTTATCTCATAAGAGAAAGGAAGCCAACTCCTTGCATTGCGTCAATAGAGGGACACCTTTCCTATGGTCCGGTATTCTTGTCCCACCCGTTAAATGCAATCCGCGACAACACGATAAGTGTTGTTGTAATTGTTGTTGTTGGGCGCGCCTGACGTCTGGACATTGCCAAAGTTGTTGGAGTTGCCCGAGTACAAAGACGACCATAGCCAACTTCCTATTCTATTTTACCATATCTTTTTTGATCCGCGTCTCGCCACGCACGAATCAACTCAAGCGTTTCCACGACCATATTACTCCAAGATTCGACGCGCTTCGTGGGGAGCTTGTAAACCTCCGCGCCGAGATCAATATCGGCCAACAATACAACGCAGGCTCTCGCCGCTTCGTCTTGTAGTTCTTTTCGCTTTTCCCACGCCGCTCGATTAGTCACCCTGATATTATTCGCCGCCCAACACGAATTGAATATCTTAATTGCGACCTCAGCATAGTTCTTACCAAGAAGCTCCCGAAACTCTGCTGGGAACTTCTTCGGATTACTCGTGATCTTGATTGTATGCGCAGCCAACTCTCGTGCTTTGATGGCAGCTTCAAGTTTACTTTTCGACCTCATACCTTTCGGAACTGACATTGCCCACCTTCTTAGTATTAACGCTTGTCTTTATTATATCATATTTAAGTATTTTTCATTTTCTCGCAAGCGAGATAATAGGTGGGTTCCGGCGCAAGTGTGCGCCGGAGATTGAGCCCTAGATTAAGCGATGAAATCACAAGCCGCGACAACACGACAAGTGCCGCTGCAACCGCTGCTGTCGGGCGCGCCTGACGCCTGGACAAAGCCAAAGTAGTTGGAGATGCCCGAGTACAAAGACGACGTCCAATAATTCTGTGCGGTAGTCGTGGCGTTGATGGCACACTTAACTCGTTTGGCATCCGCCGCTCCTTGATAGGCGGTAAATGCTGCCCCTTCTATTGCGGCCTGTTGAGCCGTGTTAAATGTTGCGTTTGTCACGCCGAGTTGCGCCATAGATGGTGCAGAGATCTTATCATACACTACATCCGTCGATCCATCACGGCTATAAGTTTGTTTCTTGGTATTTGCGAGACAAGCCACAAAGTTGGCATCAAGTTTACCTTGATATGCAGTGGTCATATAACTGCGTAACGTAGATGCAGAATACTTGACACTACCATTAGCTCCCCATTGAGAACCAGTTTCGTCGGTATATTTCGCCAACAAGTTCAACGCGTGTACTGCTTGCTCTGCGCCATCTATCTGCGCCACTACATCCTCAAACCCTACAATCTCAAATGGCATAACAAAAGATCCATACGGCACAAGGATTGATTGGCCAAGCGACAGAAATTCGCTTGCTAGCCCGCCCTTTACGATATTGCTGATGTTCGTGCGCTCTTCTGTGGTCATTTCGGCAAATGACTTTGTGAGATCTGGAGCAAACAGGTCTCGACACTTTACGCTAAAGGAATCGGAGAAATCGCCAGCCGTAACGGTTATTGTTACCGGAGTAGAGCTTTCCGCCACACCGGTAATTTCATACTTGCCGTTCGCGTTTAGAATCGGGCTAACCGACACCACGCTCGGATCGCTAGAGGTACAGACATAAGTCCACCCTTCCCATGGTGGTGTGATTTCCACGTCTATCTCAGCCGAAAACCCCGGGCGAATCGATGTGAGGGAGGCTTTATTTGTAATCGTCACGGAAGAAACCGGCGCACCCTGTTGACCAATACTCATGCTCGCGATATGCGATGCGAAGTCCACCGGCTTAATCAACGCGCTAGATCCTTCACGCTCTCGAATCGTTGCAGCAACGCCGGTTAAAATCGACTTACTTATTAAAACTTTGCTTTCTTCATTTTCTCCGTTCATTACATCTCCTCCTCATCAGCGATCGAATAGTTACCGCCAAAGGTCACCGACTGATTGACGATCTCGCCTTCTGCGTTCTTACTAGAAACGGTCAAAGTGGCAGTCGTCTCATTAACCTGCGTTAAATTGACTACTGGGGAATAACCATCAGCTCCATTTTTACCATCGCTGCCATTAGCACCGTCTTGGCCGGGGTCGCCCTTCTCGCCTTTTAGTTCTGCTTTTTGTCCATCAGTAAGCATGTTAAACGTCAGAGCATCTCCAGTATCACCTTTGTCGCCCTTCTCGCCCTTATCTCCTTTCGGACCCTTAAAATCAGTATCAAGCCATTTCTCACCGTCCCAAATATAGACCTTACTATCAGCGCGCACCAAGAAAGCAGTACCAACATTGTCATAGGCTAAATCACTAGGCAACTGATCCTTAGTATCAAATGCGCCAGCAATCTTCACACCTTCGCCAACGTCGCCTTTTTCGCCTTTCTCGCCGCGCATGCCTTGCTCACCCTGCTCACCTTGGTCACCCTTGTCGCCCTTGTCGCCTTTTGGACCTGTCAAAGCTTCAAGCTGCTCCGTAGAGAAATCTTCATATTTGAACGGCTCACCCTGATCGCCTTTTTCGCCGCGCTCACCCCTTTCCCCCTGCGGCCCTTGAATACCTTGTGGGCCTCGTGGACCTTGTGGACCGCCTATACTTACGCCTTTTAGGTTGATGTTAATTCCTGCCATCTTACTTTACTCCTCTCAGCGTTGCCGCTGCTTTAATTGTTATCTTGCCTTCTAGAAGCACTACGCGATCAGTTCCAGAAGTCATCACGAGATCATAAACGTATTTTCCTGGCTCAATTTCGATAGTGTCTTCTGGATGAATAAACATCGTCCAGATTCCGTCCGTCAACTCTGCTGGGCCTTGAATCTGCTTCGCGAGCACTGCTGCTTTGTCCGTCAGATCGTTGTCATACTCTGGCTTAATCGTAAAGCGCAGCGTTTCCGCTTCTGTTAAGGTTACTGGATCCATTTCTAGGGAGATTGTTCTCGTCTCCCCTCGAATGAACTCAAGATTTTTCTTTATTGCCATCTTTTACCCTTTCTTTCTAGTTATCTTCGGATCAGAGCCAAGGTTGGTCTTGCTGATCTTGTTAACGTAATTACCAATCACATTGGACTTCCTATTTGCGGCTTTTAATGTTGGCTTCTTGGACGAGTTACCTTTATTGGCGTCGGTTGTACCAGAACCCTTCACAGCGTTGAGTAACGCTGTGAAGCCGGGTCCGGATTCCGGCGTCTTAAAGGTTTTCTCGGAACTGCTAGACGACGTCTTAGAAGATCTGCCGGAAGATCGGCTGGACGCGAAATTGTTAATGTTGCGATTACGAGTTTTGTAAGTTGTGGCGTTAATAACGCCGGCGTCGTACATCGCACGATTAAGCTTGGTAAGCTCATCTACAATCGCCTTCCGCTCGTCATTATTCTCGGCAAGGTTTAGCGCCGCTTGAATATCGGCTCTTGTTCCAGCCAAGCCATAAACTTCACGAACCGCCTTATCGTAGTCCTTCGAAACTTTCATCTTCCTCAGCTCTTTTTCTTTTCTGACAATCTCCGTGCTGGTTAGATTACCATTAGCAACGTCATTTCGGTATTTAGCCTCGGCCAAATCGTACTCGGCGGATTTCTCTTGGTAGGTATAGGTCTCCCACTCGTCAGATTTCATGCTCTGATACTTCTTCAGGACTGACTTATAGCTGTCATTGAGATCATCGTTGATGTCGATATTCTTGCCGCTCTTTTTCGTTGTGACAGAGCTAATATACTCGTTGATATCCATACCATTAGCGAGCAAATCCTTTTGCCTGTCAGAGAACTCTGTCTTAATCTCCCCCTCACGTCCTTGTTCGAGCTTGGCCTTGATGGAAGCAATTTTGGTCGTGTCGGTATCAACCGCATTAAGCACTTTCTGCTGTTCTTCGCTACTCAGAGCCTTAAATGCTTCGCTCTGTTTGAGATCATTTTTATAACCCTCAGCAAGCGTTTTACCAAGCTCATATTGACTAATAATCGACCCGCTCCCGAAACGACGATACATGCCGGTCTTAATCATCGCTTCTATGCCGCCACCATCTTTCGCGTTGTCCGGATTGTCAGTCAAAGTTTTAACGAGGTCTTGGAATAGTCCACCACCCCAGTTAGAGACGAAGTTGTCGATCACAGGCGCGTCGATGCCGGTAATTTTTGCCACCGTTCTCGCTAGACCGGTCGTATATTTCTTGCCTTTATCTTCCGGGTTTAGGTTACTATCATACTCGCTCACGATTTCGTTGCCGGTGTAAGTGTTTTTATTCATACCGACTTCAAGGAAAGGCTTAGCAAATGTCGGTGTCAGCTGGTTAAGCACCGGAGAGATTACGCCGTCTGCTGAATCCGCTGTAAAATCTGGTGATTCAATACCAGTGATCGTGGTAAAGATCTTGCCGGCCAATCCAATCAAATCTTCCGGCTTACCTTCAAAGTTATTAGCTGTTCCGAGAATCGGGTAGAGCATCTGCGGCATTGGAATCTTGATCACGCCGTCAATGCGGTTGGTATCTGGATTATATTTCGCGTTCTTCGTGAAAATTACCAGATTTTGCTCCTTTTCCTGATCTCCTAGACGATCCCACAAATCTTTGTCCTGCTGCTCGCCAATACCCTTCACGGCACAAGCCAGACCGTAAGTCGCGGCGAGAGCGATAGTAGTTCGCACTGGGCGTTCTTTTAACTGTGCCACCGTAATCCGGCCACCTTGTACGCCAGCATTTAGGAACGGGATCACCTTATTCAATACCTTTACCACAGAACCGCCACGAGAGAAGTTGAGAGTATTATTACGCGCGGCCTGCGATTTTGCCGTAACATCTCCGTTGGTACCAAAGTATTGTTGTGCGCGCGTGAAGTATTCCGTCTTGCCAATTACGTCGGCTAGCGTGTCAATTGGGTGTTTGAGCTTGTCTATGGCCGATTTCGAGAGCTGATTCGACTGCTGAAGCTCGGCAATTAAATCACCGGATTTCATGCCGTAGGTCATACGATATTCGCTGCCGATAATGCCGTTACGTGACAATTCAGCTTTAAGTTCCGAAGCCTTTTTACCCCAGCCAAACGTTGCGAGAATCGCTTTCGGCGTGCCTTTGATATTGGCTGCGACATTACCAGTGATCAAAGTCTGGCCTTGATCGCGGATCAAGTTTGAAAGCGTAAACATTGGGTTAGCCGAAGTCGCACCGGTACGTAGTAGGCGTGTAGGCGCACCAAGAACCTTGACGAGTCCGTTGATACCTTCTGGAAGTACGCCATTGAGATTCTTCATCTCTTGCGCAACGAGTGCCGGGACCTCATAACTCACTTTCTTGCCATCCACCATAAAGCTCAGTGAATCGTTACCAGCTGCCGGTTTCTGACCTTCTGCTAGAACGTTTTCGCGAAAAGCTTCAGTCGATGCCAGCTTGGTGGCCACAGTATTCCGCTCACCTTCGTTAATCATCCGGATCGTATTTTTCATCATAGATTCGATAGGATTATCAACGGTCAAATCGCTCCCCTTAATCTTCTGGACGACAGTCTGCTTACTGATAGTAGCCAGCTGTTTCGACTTCTGATTACCGGTATGCCCTTCGACTTCATCCATTACGCGATTGAATGGCACGTAGCTCTTATTCTCGCGGAGCAGCTGGTCTCTAAGATCCGCGGAGATTAGGCCTTTCTCTACCGAATAATCAAGCATCTTTTTGTTATACTCACGAACGATTTTCTCTTGTTTCGCAAATCCGTTACCGACCGACTCAATAAGTTTCTTGTCTGCTTCGAGATTGCGGCCAGTTTTTATACCTTTCTCGTCTAGCTCAATGGCACGTTTGGCGATCAGATACTGCTGGAACGTATTGAGAGCTTTTGTGCTCATCTTGCCAATTTCGTTTAGGCCATTGTCTTCCATAAACTGCCGAGCTATCATATCGCTGCTGCGTACGCGATCGACACCTTCGCGAAGTTCGGAGCGTAACTCTTTATTTTTCTTGCCCGGAAGGTATTTTTCGTAGGCCACTGAGTCATCCACAAGATAATGTTTAAGTTTCGCAGTAGTTTCAGAGACTCTCTGCCTAATAGACGACTTGCTTTGTTTTTGCTGAGCTGCCACCTGTTGCTTAACATAAGCATCTGTGTTAATCGGGGTATCTGAATTACTATTGACATCACCACTATTTTGTGATAAACTACTATCAACCAATCTCTCCGATCGGGATGATGCCCGTAGAGAGTCCGTGGCAGGATTCATCACCTGTTGAGGATTCGTCGGAGAGGCGGTTTTTTGTTTTGGAACCTCTTGCTTATACATCGTGTCCATTGCCAGCTGTCTTCGCCCGTTTCGGACTTCTTCGAGATAAACAATTCTGTTGTCATACTGTTTTGTATAGCGGATTACGTCGAGGCCGTGTTTATTTTTGCCAGCATACTCAACTAGGTCCGGATTCTTAATAATGTCACGTGCGTTTTTAACGTCTGACATAGTTATTGACAGCTCACCAGCCTCACCATGACGATTCAACACGTGCTGTACGGCCGAATCGCTCATAATATGGTTATAGCCACTCGTATCTATGCCAGTTGCGTCTTTCACAACCTTCTTCACACGGTCGCTTACGCCGCGCAATAGCGTGACAAACTTACCGGACTTAGTAGTAGGATCCATAAGCTGGTCAATGGACGATACCTCGCCCTTTGGGGTCTGCGCATCGCGTTGCCGTTGTAACTCGGTTCTACTCATCATATCTTTATATTCGGACGAACTCACATAATCTCTCGCCGCGATTAGCGTGTCAATATCGTCGCTTCCGGCATTGTACAGACCGATTTCCGGATTAAGCTCTCTGAATGCTTCATAGTATTTACTCTTGCCTCCGTTGACGAGGACATCTTCAAGAGCTTCGTTGAATAACTTCCGGCTTGGTTTCCGGCCATATTCTTCGTATAGCTGCCGGTACAACGCCCCATTGTTGGAAATAGTCTGCCGCGTAACGTCGACACGGCTGCCGTCGCTGTTGTAGTTATCGACGCCCCTTAAGAAGGTCTCCACGCCGCCGTTACTGTCTTGGAAAGCATCCCAAAGCCTGTCGGACTGAAACTTCAAGTATTCTTCATACGGCAGCTTGCCATCCGTCAAATCATTTAGCCTTTGGGTAGCTTCGGCCTCATTGAACGTCTGCTTTGGCTTTGCGACCACTTCTGGGCCGTCGGACTTACCCCATATCTCATCAAGGAGATCCATAGAAATCTCCGAGCCAAGCTCTTGCGATACGCGAGTTTTAACTTCATCTGGCGTGATACGATTAACTTTCACTTCTTCCGAAGCTGGACTGCTATCGGTAACGTTAATCTTCTGTGCCTGCGCCTGTTCGACTATGATGTCGGAGGTGACTTTTGCCACGGTTGTCTCAATACGCTCCGCAGTTGCGACATCAACTGTTCCGTTATTTACCTTTTCGGTAAGTTTTTCATGGAGACCGTTGAATTTGTTTTGGATACTCTCGATAGTGTTCTTGTAGAGATTGCTCACTCGTTGAGACAAACTTGCGCCGTCCTGTCGATTATTCAAATTAGTCCGGACGTTGGTGGCAACGGCGCTCCCAAGATCGCCAACACCCTTGAAAATACCACCACCAATAGCGCCAAGGGCTGCCGACTGGGTGACTTCACTCAATAATTGGCCGAAAGCATCGCCGTCGAACTCGCCGTCCTTCGTTACCAGCTTCCCACCATCACCAAAGAAATCAAACACCTGCTGTACGCCTTCTTCCGCGCCTTCTTCGAGCATTGCTTTAAGATATGACTTCAACACGCTCTTTGTCGTCTGTTTTGCGGCCTGTTGAGCAGCTTCGCTGGCTCCACGCCTAAATAGCGACCTACCAACGGAATTAAGCATATCTCCAGAGCCACCGAAAAATACGCCGGCCATATCTATCACGCCAGAAGCCCCACGGCCGAACCTTTCAAGACCATCAAGCTCGCGATGCTCACCGGTCTCCGAATCAGTACCTTTACCGGTGATAGCTTCCGTTAAGTTCGTCGCGCCCACAACTGGAGCCGTTGCCATACCTGGTAGTAAGTTGGCTAGAAATCTGCCTGCGTCGCTTACGTCTGTTTTATGTGTATCGTCAGACCCCAGAAGCGCACTGCCTACATCCATTTTACGAATCGCGTTCGCTGTCCCATAGATCTGCTTACCAATCACATCAAACGGATTACCGGTCGCTTTATTCTTCTTCGGATCCCAGTCGAAGCCGGTATAATACTCTGAATCGTAGGATGCGCCCAAGGCACGCGATTTTGCGTGTTCCATATCACTATAAATCTTAGAGATCTGTGAGTTTTCCTCGGTAACAGTCTTGGCTAGGTCTGCCGCCCTCTGGTCAATCACGTTACCATTATCGTCGTACGCCTTTATTAACAGGTCGTTTGCGTATCGGTTGCGTGCATTCTGTTCTGCGGCGCGTGAAGCGGAGCCATTATCGATCAGCCTTTCAAAGAAACCTTGCCTTGACTGCTCCTTTTTGAACTCCTCGTCATAGTACCGCTTCCAGCCTTCTTGCTCTGAATACTGCTTCTGCTGCTCGATCTTCTTAAGCGCAGCGTCTGTCCTACGCTGCTGTAACATTTCAGAAAGTGGATCGCGTAGTGTATTTGTCGCGCTAATCCGATTATTGCGTTGTAGCAGAGAGGCCTGGGTGGTTTTCAAAGGAGCCAATGGCGCAGGACGGGATTGTAGAATCTGCCGTGCTTTCCGCACTGGATCTTCGTTATTTTGTGCTATATTGGTCTGGATCTTCGGTGCTGTGATTCGAGCTGAATTGACTCCGGCGGCTGGAATAGGGTTAGCCTGCGGTTTAATCGGCGCTGGTTGTCTTTGTTGAAGAATCGCCAACGCTCGGCTCATGACTGAGTTGCCTGCCTGCACAGGCGCGTTCGTTGTTGTATTTGTAGTGCGTTGTGGGATCGCGGAGATCGCCGTCTTAGCCGCGGCCTGCATCGTAGGGCCTACTGCTGGCTTCGTCGCCGTAGTAAACGGAGACTGAAGCAGTTCTAGCGCGGACTTCTTCTTTTGGCTACCGAGATTAAATGAAAATGGGAGCAAAGTCGCCATCGTTCACCTCCTATTCTTCTTCTCGCTTTTTAAGCCCCATCAAGAGCTGGAGAGCAGGAACTTGCTGACTAGATCCTGCCATATCAACATCTTGTACTTTGGCATTAAGTTCTGGCTGGCCGGCACTCTCAAAATATGAGGATACCGAAGGTGCTTTGTAGGTTGCCGAGACGCCAGTATAAGACGGCGCCACGAACTTACTCAGCTCATTAGCACGATTATTGAGACTGTTAATAAGATTCGTAATCTCTGCTTGTTTACCGCCATCGCTGACACCATACTGACCGCGATTAGCATAAGCAGCCGCTTTTTGCGCCAGAAGGTTCATGCGCTGTTGTAGTACGTTTTGTTCATTACTGCGTACTTGGCCGGCTCTCCAGTCGGCAAGTTTCTTTAGATCATTGTCGTAATCAGTCTGATAAGTAGCCCAGTCGCTATCTATATTCTGCTGGTTCTGTCCGAAGTTTTGGTTAACGCCGGCAAGCTGCTGATTCGCCTGCGCGGTTACAGCGCCCGGAGCCACGTATAGAGCATCCGAACTACCGCCAGCTCCCATCGCACCGAGAAGCCTTTGTAGACCTCTAAGACCGCGTGCCGCCGTGTCGGTGACTTGGTTACGCTCGGTTTGTAGGTTCTGCTTGTTTTGCGTTGTAGCGCGATTGTAATTGGCCTTCTGCATATTGTAGCTTGACCGCGCTTCATTAAGCTGCTGATTGTAGCTACTATCCGTCGCCTTATTAAGTTCGCCCAAGAGACCATTTAAGTTATTCAGCTGGTTGTCATACTGACGGATTGCCTGATCATAATAGTTGATTTGTGAGTTCCGATAGACACGCTCTCGTTCTTCCGCTTCAAGCTGTTCTTTGGTCTTTGTCGGGGCGGTACTATAGCTAGCATACGACTGGTAATTAGCATTAGCGGCAGGCGTAGCGTTCTGCAGCTCTTGCCGTCCGGCCAGCCATCTTTTGTAATACTGATCCGCCAATCCTTGCGCCGTTACAACTGGACCCCTGCCGGGACCCGGCCCATAAAATTTGTTGTACATTTCGGTATAGGCTCCGCCTTCACCTACACGGCCGTCATTGCCGACCATATTCAAAAGATGCTTCGCGCCGGTGTCGTTGCCCATACCAGCCAACCAACCACGGAAATCGTCGTTGCCTTGATAGGTCTGGCCATATTTGTTCGTTGCCATAAAGAAAACCCTTTCGTAAGAAATACTAGACGTATTCTTGACGATCTCGGGTTTCTTTCTCCAATAATCTCAAGTTTGACCTACGGAGCCTTTCGCGGAGTTGGTCTCCTCCGTCTCGCTTGTCGCTTGATCTTGCGGCTAAACGAGGCCGTTCAGTAATCCTATTATACCATAAAAAACTTATGTTTTTGCCAATTTATTTCGTTGTAAAATCGTTGTATCTGGTCTAGCGAGACTTGTATTGACAAAACGCCCAAGGTTTGCTATACTAGTATCAGTTATTCAAGATAGCTGTGTCGATTAGTAAAAATAACCCCAATGCGTCAGCTTGGGGATTTTACATATTCAAAAAGCTATCGCTTATTTAGGTACGAGTAAACGCAGATCGCGCTCCGGTTTGTTGTTGCTCAAAATATTAAGTATAAAAGCGTATCTGAGACTCGGAGAGCGGAGTTTTTGATACGATAAAATTGGAGGTAATTTATGGAGAGACTCGGTAACGTTAACGTTAGAGTAGCTTCCAAAGGAAGCAACATTAACGTTAAAGCTGGTTTCGACGACAAGCAAAGAAGGCTACAGAATTTGAATCACGCAAAGCATTTGCAACAGAAATTCGGCCCAGTGGCAGACGGCAGTTTAGGTTTCTTACGCAAGTGCTTTAATAGGATGAGCGAGGACAAGGTTTGGCAACTCTACGAGAGTGCGATGCGCCCAAACGCTGGCATCAAAAACCCTTTCGCGTGGTTCATTGGCGCAGCCAAAAAGCAACCAGAAATGAGCGACTAGGCGCATTTTTCTCACGACGTGCGCCTACCGGCTCACCACGACATCCTCTCCGACCATTATTAAACTTAATGGGTGGGGAGGAGTTATTTTATGGCGACTACTTATGGCCTTGAAAAAGTTACCAGCCCTAAAAACCCAATATATCAACAATTATTTGTGTTCTACGAGTATTGCGAGCAGGTTCTCGCATATACCGGCAACACGATGGCCAGAAAGACGCATAGCGTCAATGATTTCGTTAGGTTTACCGGCCTCACACGCCTTGAGGACGTAACGAATCAACAGGTATATGACTGGGTAAAATGGCACAAGGAGCGCGGCAACACCGCCAGATCCGTGAATAATTATCTTCATCAGCTAAAAGCGATGCTGAAATGGCAGAGGGATGAAAATATCAAGATGCCGGGACTTAAAATCTCGCGTATATCGTTCCAAAAAGAAGCACCGGCGCGTAAAAACTGGTTTTCTCGTCGCCAAATCAAACTTGCGTTGCTCTACGCCGAGCCGCGCGAGTGGCTGCTTATATCTCTAGCGTTCGACTGCGGCCTGCGTATCGAGGAGCTTATGAATCTCAAACTCTCCGACATCAGCGGAAGGAAGATCAAAATCATAGGTAAAGGCAACCGGCTTCGCTGGGGGATGATGAGCCGGAAAACAAAACGTCGTCTCAAAAAATGGATTAGGAAAGAGCGAATCACCGATTATTTATGGCGTGGCAGAAATAACGTCGGCCATCTCGGTCAAGAAAAAGCGAGAATCCTGATGGAAGAAGTTTTCGCTAAAGCTGGCTTTGATAACTTCCGCCCGCACGATTTACGCCACTCTTTCGCGACTGAATTGAAGCTGCTAGGCCTTCCGACGCGAAAGATCCAACTGGCGTTAGGTCACACGAGCGAAGCTATCACAGAACATTACCTTAGCGATCTCGACGGCGTAACAATCGAAAACATCCGTAGAGAAGTCAGCACTAGACTCGTTATGCTGCGAATCAGAGCGTTCTTCGCGAACCTGTTTTATATTCTACCACGAATCACATTGAAGCCCTCAAATTAG